AAGACTTGGAAGCCATGCTGTGTGAGGCGTGGATACTTCATCACGGTATAAACCCTTACTGAGGTGTCAAGCGACTTCAGAAAGTCTTTATCTGTTTGTTTTGAAGTGTAAATATCTACTCGTAGAATTAATTAACGGCAACTAAAGAGTATGTTCAATTGTGAACAGGATCCCCTTTCCCTGCTCATTGAAATCACTCCAAAGTTAGCAAAACGACGTTATCGACAATCAATATACGAAGCCTGGGACCACTGCTGTGGATACTGTGGCGAAGAAGCAACAAGTTTAGATCACATCGTACCAAGGTTTAAATCCGGTTCAAACAATAGGAACAATCTGGTTCCGGCATGTCGTCGCTGTAACCAAAACAAAGCTTCTCACGATATGGAGGAATGGTACCGGAAACAGGAGTATTTCTGTCCTGATCGCTTAGCCAAAATCGTTACCTGGCAAGAACAAGAGGTTATCGACATCTTTGTTTATAATAATGAGATTGAGTCGATAAACCTGGCGGCAGGATAGTGGGTCTTTATTACGATAGCGCCAAAGGATGGCAGCTTACAAACGAAAAAACTGACTACAGGACCGACTATCGTACCGACTTTCCTACGAACCTAACAAAAAAGGAAAAATATACTGTAAGGGTGTGTAGTGGATGGTGGATTTTTAGGCGTTGTTGGAACGAAAAAAGAACCAGAACAGTTGAAGATACCAAAAAGAACAGGGAAAATGCAGTAAAAAACACTACAAACAAAACAAATAATGATGAAAATAGAAAACTAAATGAAAAAAATACTGCTCTTAATACCGCTTATCAAACTACCTTAACGGCTGCAAATCGAACAAAAGGTGGTGACTATGTAAGCAAAAGAGACCTAATCAGAAATGTCGGAAATGTTGATCAAAATGTTCTCAACCAATTAGAAAATGACTATAAAACTTTTTATCGAAAAGAAAAACTACAAACTTGGGATGTCAGTAAAGGAGCAAAACCTCCTTATGGGGCGTTTGATCCAAAATATTATGGGAATGCAAACCCCAGTGTTGCAAATACTTGGAGGACAGCAGTTGCAAACGATGATATTGACATCACCGAACGGTATGGAAGTGAAGGCGGGTACTATTTAGGCCATTACACAAATCAAGGCAAAGCTGCGGGTAATCGTGGTAACGCTGCGGAAGAGCTTACCGCCGCCAAGATTTATTCCGAGAAACCGACTGATAAAGATTTTGAAGACATCCGTACAATTCAACTTGGTGTAGATACTGGTTCACAAACTGATCGTCTGTTGCGTGTACCTGAAGTTGCCGCTCAGTGGGAAAAAGCAAAACGAGATGATCCTTACTGGGAAAAATTAGCGAAAGAAAACTTTTTAGATGTCACTAAAAAAGATGATTTTGTTGCGTTATTCCGCTTGTCCCAGCGAGAAGAGGATAAAGATGTCAAATTCAAATATGCGATGGAAGCCGGACAGCCTACCGGAATCACCGATTTAGAAGATGCCATATCCACAGCAGTCGGTTCTAAAGCCTTAGTCGATGTTAAAAAGTTTGGTGCGTTAACTCAAGATGTTTTAAAACAGACAATTGCGGAAATGAATAAAGCACGCCAGCAAGAACAAATGCTGGATCTTTATAAAGGCTTTAGTGGCTTTAGTGAAATTACCGGTATCAATCAAACATTAACTGAAAGTATTTTGGGGGATACAGGTGTTGGCGGAATCCTCTCTTTCACTGGTGGTGGCAAGGCAGAGGAATCCTTGGAAAAAAGCCTGCAGAACATTACTGGTGTAAAGAACGAAGTTACATATAACTGGCAACAGTGGTTTGATAACACCTTAAAAGAACGTTATCAAGATGACCTAGAACTTGGATACACAGTAGATGACGCAGAACAAAAAATTAAAATTGAAGGTGATTTTGCCCGTCAATTTATTGATGATTATTTGATTCCTCGTTTTAATACTTCCCGTTCTATGGACGAATTTGTTGAGTATCTCGACGTTCGTCAAGAAGAACAGAATCCTTTCCAAACACAGGACATTGTCAACGCTACTTCTCAGGTTGCAGATATTCGTGCCCGTAAGTATCTTGATGACTTACGTGGAGAAAGCGCACGTGGCTTTGATTCAGCGTTTTATTTTAATCCCACAGGAGATGCTGGTAGAGCTGCACGATATGCAGAACAATCAAAGGTTGTTAATGAAGACTGGGAAAAGTTCCAGAAAAAGGATTCGTATTGGACCCAGCAAGCTTACCGTTTTGGCGTTGGTCCCAATGATAAAGAAGGATTCGCCAGAATGCATTTCCAATTGGTAGGACAACACTTTAAAGATAAGAACGGAGATTCAGCTCCTTTCGATCCCGCAGAAGATATTGTCAACGCTTCGAAGGTCAAGGATGAAATCTATAACAACATTCTTCCTGCCCTGGAGAAAGAAGCTCTTAAACAAGGATCAGTCTTTGGTCAATTTGTTACTCCAGAAGAATTTGCTGACGAAGTTATAAAAGGATTAGACCCAGAAAATCAGGAAGAGTATGAAAAGGTACTGAAGCAATACGGACTTGACGACTTCGCTGGAAGTATTGAGGAACTAAAAGAGTACATTGTCGAAACTTTACGCACCAGTTCTGCTCAACAGATTCGTGAAAACATCAAATATCTAAACGAAAAACGACAAGACCCAACACAAGCAAAGCTTGGCATTACTTACATTGATCGTCCCGAAGACTTTAAGGACGAACAAGCTCAGTCTGACACGGAGTTATATAAAATTTTTCAGAATGCAGGCTACCAGGGCACTGAGGATGAGTTCTACACCAATTTTTTCCCTGATTTAGAACGTTCAGAGCAAAAACTGTTAACCGTAGGAGGCCGTGATGAAGCCTTGAAAACCACTGGTCTTGACTTTAGCGATCCGTTTGCATCCCTTGGTACGATCCAAGGTTTCTTTGAGGATGATGAAGAAAATCAAATAGATACTGATGGAAGTGAAACTAAAAAGGATAAAAGTTACTTCAGCTTAAACTTAGATGATGATGATGATGAGGAGTATAAGTCCAAGCGTGGACAAGAGATCCTCGGAGAATTTACCTCGATGTTTAAAGGTTTCTAATGGCTGATAAACGCAAGAAAGCAGCAAAAGCAGCCAAGCTTGCCAAAGACAAAATGGCTTGCAATAAACCTAAGAAGACTCCGGGACACCCAACGAAGTCACACGTCGTAAAAGCCTGTAAAGACGGAAAAGAAAAAATCGTTCGTTTTGGTCAGCAGGGTGTAAAAGGTGCTGGCAAGAATCCGAAGACAGCCAAAGAGAAAGCACGTAAGAAGTCATATTATGCTCGTCATAATGCACAGGATAGTAACCCTGACAAGTTCTCTGCCCGTTATTGGAGCCATAAAGTCAAATGGTAAGTGTTGAGATGGAAATGTCCATCGAAGATTGTCAGGTTTTATACCAGGCAGTCTGTGATGCTCTTCAGTATTGGCCGGGTTCTCCTGCCCGACCCAAAGAACAACAGGAAAAATTTAGGCAAATGAAGTTCTTCCTGTTTAGCATTATGTGCGAAGCTTCTTTGGATTCATGAAAAAAGCCGACGGTTACATCCAGGCACGTCCCAAAAAAACACGTCAGGGTCAAGGAAAGCATTCGAAGCCTACAGGTAACAAGAAAAAGTATCGCGGTCAAGGTAAATAATTTGTGTATGATTGGAGGTAATGCTTATTACCTCCATGGCGGATTATTCGCTAGCTGTAGAACTTATCCGTAAGTATGAAGGGTATAGCGAGAAAGCATACCCTGATCCAGCTACTGGAGAAGAGCCGTACACACTTGGCTTTGGTACGCAGTTTTATCCGGATGGTTCTCCGGTAAGACAAGGCCAGCGATGTACGTATGAGAAGGCAGTCGAATATTTATTCAATGAAATCACTGTTATTGAAGCGCAATTACGTAAGCTAAATCTGGGTTTAGATCCCTACATGACCCAGGCTTTGGTGTCGTTTATACATTCAGTCGGCTGGGAATCTTTTCTGTACAGCGAAGTTATTGACAACATTGAGCGAGAAGATTTTCATGGGGCAACGCTGGTTATGTCTGACTGGGTCTTTGATGCAGAACACAAAGTTATTGGGGGTTTAATTGATCGACGGCGTGAAGAATCAGAGCTTTTCCTCACCGAAATTGACCCCGAAGAAGATTATGGCACCGATATTTTACTTCGTGCTTTCCGCTATTACTCAGCTTCCAGGCATCAAGTAGGTGC